AACATTCTAAGCAACAAGTTCCCATCAACCCCGAAGCACCATAGACAAAAAACACAGCACCATTAGTTAAACAGTGTAGATACATCTGTAAAACTTCCTCAAGATTATTAACGAGGTCATTATCAGTTAACATAGCTAATCTACGCCACTTTGATATAATCTCGTTAACGTCTTTCACCTGTTCAATCGTTATCATTACTTCTTTGGTTTCTTCCACCTTGCATGGGTGTAACGTAAAGCGAACCACGTTGAGGTGTATTACGGCCTTGTATAAAGGTTGGTAGATACAAAGCACCTCCATTACCCAATCCATCTGTAGCTTTAGTGCGAGGAGTTATTAAGTTATTACCAGCCCCTTTTAATTGTTTAGAGGGCTGTTCAAACTTCTTTGCTTCTTCATCAAAAAGAGACAAATGCGGTATTGTAAGACATTCCAAATGTTGTATAAAGTTCATTTCTCAGCTTTAAGTTTAACCAAAACAACATCACTATACGCGGATAACACAGCTTGCCGAGTGTTTTTGAATGTAAATTTATAGCGTAAAATACGGCCATTAACTGCTTCGTAAGTTGCAATTGAATCTTGGATGTCTGGTGTCCAAGTAGCAACTGGATCGTCGCTCCATTTTACACCTTCACCTAGATAGTTTCTTGTGGCTACGCGAATCTCCACTAACGGCTTATCAAAATCTATTTGCTCCCACCACGCATTTAGCACCATAGCATCGTTTTCTTTTTGAGTGCGTATATCTCCATAATGAAAATCACCACTTTCTAATACTGGATCATCAGTAGGAAGTAAAGATGAACTACTATCTGTCGATAATTCCTCACGTAAGGTCTGTCCAACCCCTGTTCCAAATAGCCGAGGTGTTTCTGCCGGGGATAAACTCAAATGGTCTATCGGCCCAATCAAACCATCAATAGTTCCACTCAAATCTTCGATTGGTTGTGTTTCAAACCCACGACCGCAGAAACACGTAACATCTTCAACTGATGCAGTGAACCAGCGTTTGTAACGATAATTAAAAACCACAGCTAAATCATACGTGCCTGTAGAGTTCTTTGACACAAAAGGCCACCAAATTTCTCGATTGTCGACATCAATATACCCATACATTAACTTTGCTAATGTCGGGTCGGGGTTAAGATTCTGTTGGATAAATTCCCTCACTGGTTCACCAATAGCTTCTGGTGCACCACCCCCGTTAAAAGCAAAAAACATGCTCTCGTATGCTTCATAAAAAAAGTGCACATTACCCAAGCAAACTAACGTCCACGGAAACGAATTTCCTATTCGAGTAATTACACCAGATTCCACAACCTGTATCACCTTTGGCAAGCCTATATACTGAATAGGGATAATAGCAGTGGGTGTGTAAATCCAAAGTGTGCTACCTAACTTACCCACTCCAGTGATACCACTATACAAATAATCTGGCTGTTGCCATTCAACTAAGTCGTAATAATCTGCTTCGTTTGTGGCGTCAGGAGTAAAGTTTGTAAAATCATACAAGTCGCTTATCTGCACTGTATTAACCGCTGCTTTTACAAAATGGTCATACCAGATTGTGATATAACTTGATAAGCTAGTGTAAAGCGTTCCGTTGTAAAGTGCAGTTGACCAACGCTGCGCACGGGTTGGAGATGTCAAAATAACTTGCTGCCCATAACCAGACACAAAAGAAGGAATATAACCTATAAACGTAATAGGTGTACCTGTTGGAGCCGTCAACTGCACCTTTTTAGGCACTTGTTGTAACGTCGGAGTCAGCCTAAAGTTGTGCTGACTCCGCCATTTTTCACCTATAAGATGCGCTGGCGTCGTTGAATCCATCCCTCCTATGACGTTCTCATGGAGGATAAACTGTCGAGTAGTGGCCATTTAAGGTGCGCTAAGTCTGTTTGTGTGTGAGGTTGTAACCCAATACAAAGCGCTGTTAGAGTTCCACAGTATACCGTAGTTGGCGATAGCTGTTGGAGGTGTGATGGAGTTTGTTGATAACGCCACAGGAAGGTTGGTGGAGACGTAAACATTGACGCCGTCGTTAGTAAGCGTCAACGAACCTGAGATAGACGCCGCAGGAGGCTGTGCAAGCAATAGTAAACTAACGCCAACGACTACACCAACACAGATAAGTATTTTTTTCATATTACACTTTGATGATTTGTTGCCACGCGAGTGAACTATTGACGAACCATAATTCATTTGTGGATTGGTTAATGGCATATTGCCCTGCCACAGTTGGTGATGTTGTCGGCGTCGCCCCCTTCGCACCGGCAAATACGATTGAAAGACCACCGCCCACTACCATTCCTAGTATGTCTCTCAGTTGTGCTACCGTCAAAGACGGCGGCATATTGGATGTTTCTACAATGTTTAGTATCATATTTTAACTTAGTTTCTCGATTCGGATTTGTGCATAGACTTCATAAACTGCGCCATCCGCCGCAGCTGCTATACCAAAATCGTTTGCGTTAGTATGCGTGTTAATAAAATGTTCAATTTGAACATAATCACCAGCGGCTATTACTACTACACTAGTGAACACTGACTTAGTCATAACGGCGGCTGCTACCGGACTATTTTCAGTGGTTCCATGTAACACTGCAATAGACCCCGTGGAATTGAAGTGATTGATTCTTGTTTGGTGACCAACAACTGCATACGCCGGTGCACTACCATCAAAAAGGTAAGAACCAGGAGTTAAAACAATCTTTCCACTAGTCACACTAGTAATAAAAGTAGGTGTAGCTGTGTCCACAATTTTTGTATATGGGTTAGTAACCCCACGAACATTCCATGTGTTAGCTACACCTGCCCCACCAGCCACACCATTCGACGGCTGTTCTTGCAAAACAGCGATACCTTTACCTGTTAAAGTAAACAAACCTGTGCCGTCCATTGTAATGTCCCCAGAGGGTTTAACCAACGCTAAGTTAAACGGTGACGTAGTGCCTGATACCAATAATTGCCCCGCCGCTGTGCCCGGCGCTAGTTGTCCAACACCAACCACATTAGCACCAAGTTGTGTAGCACCAACTGCACCGTCGTTAATCTTCGCTGTGGTCACGCACTTCGCTATAAGCTCAGGTGTTCCAACAGACAACAAAGCCATTTGTGCCTCGGTGATTGTTGTATTAGCTATTTGTGCGGCAGTTACACAAGCTAGAACTAACTGTGATGCACCAACAGACAACGGAGCCATATTCGCCGCTGTGATAGTCGCGGCGGCTATCTGTGCTGCTGTCACAGCACCCAACGCCAGCTTCGCGGTTGTTACACTCAACGCAATCAACTCAGTGGTTCCAACTGACAAAGGGGCCATTTGTGCCTCGGTTATTGTGCTGTTTGCTATTTTAGCCGCGGTTACAGACAATGCAGCTAATTGTGTAGTGCCAACAACTCCATCCGCGATTTTAATAGCTGTGACACACGAATTGATTAACTCTGCTGAGCCTATAGACGAAGCAGCCATCTGTGCTTCTGTGATAGTAGCGTTCGCTATTTGCGCAGAAGTAACCGCCAACGCTGCAAGTTTTGCAGTAGTAACTGAACCATCAGCTAAACACCCAGTTGTAACTGCACCTGCCGCAATCAACGCTGACGTAATTGCTGCTACGCGAATATCAGGAGTGCTTACTGTGCCTTGAACTATTTGTTGCTGAACACCGGCGGTATTAGCAGTAGATCCATTTACTGCACCAGCCAACGTTGTAGCTACATTTATCGATGTAGCAAGCAAATCACCATTTGCATCAAAAACGCTACTAAGAAAGTCGTAAATAAACTCCCTTGTTTGTCTATCAACTGCACCAAGAACATTCGAGTCTTCGGTGTCAAGTGGCAAAGTTGCAACTGCACCTAAGTTTGCTAATGTCGCCGGTGTTATTCTATCATAAGGCATATTAGTCCATGTCTGCGACGCTATCTGCCGCCGCTTTTATTAGTTCATTGTTCCACTTCACCAACGCGTCCCAAGAGTTTTCCATAAGACGTGTTGAAAGCATTACTCGTTCGTCTTCTTTTAGAAAAAAGTTTAACTCATAAATACATCTATAAAGCATCCAATCAAAACAATTAGCAAGTAGAAAGTCTGTTTCTGTGCCGTCGACGTATGGTGGCAGCCATAACCACGCATCCAGAAAAATCGGGAACGTTCCACCTAATGCTTTGTTATCTGCCGGAGCCACGAAAATAGTATTACCTGTTTGCACACACACAAACGGCGAATCCGTAATAAACGCATAATCAGCCGTGTGTTTTGGCCGAGCGCCTTCATAACGGCGCTTCAAGCGGTCGTTCCACGTTCGCTTATCCACTAAATCAACAGGAAATTGTGTTCCGCCAATCTCCCCAAGCCACGGAGTCATTATCTTTTTTACATTCGCCGGGGTCGTTGTTCCTGTGAGCACCGCTGTTGACAATGACGCACCATTATGTAAATCAACCGCCGGAATAGTGACATTAGCTATTGCATACTCAAAGTCAACCATTCTTTCAGCGTATAACCGAGCATTATTACACGACTGCAAAAGCAAGTCAAACCCATCACGTAAAAACACCTTAGCATCACGGTGCATAAACCCGGCTATTGCCGTTGCTAAGTTTGATTGAGTATTAAGATTAGGCATATTAAAAAGCGTGGAGGTCATTTAATGACCCCCACGCATTGATTCACCGCTTACTTGAACTTCGCCTGACCACTAGCACCTTTCACAGGCTGCTTTTCAGTCACAAGTTCTTCAAGCGTGTTACTCCCAGTCTCCGCTTTCGACGGATAAACCGCCGTATGCGAAAGAACCGTGTCGCCAGCTTCTTTACCACTAGCAACTCCAGGAGCGTCCATGTCTCTGAGGTTTGTGTTTCTGTCCATGTGCGTTTGACTTTCTAGTAACCCCAAACGGTTACTCTTATTGTTACACTACCGAGGTCTTGCGGAGCGCCACTAGAGCCTCCACCGATTAACAACAGTGTTCCATCATTCGACGGCGAAGTCGGATAAATCGCACTGTTGTCGCTCAACACCGCACTTGACGAAGCCTCGATCTTTGTAAAACCGAGCACCGACGCAGGGATGTTGTTTGTGGCACCACCCATAGTTGAGAGGGTAAGTGTCATCGTCTTCATCAGTTTTTTCTTTGACGCTGTTCCTCCAAAGCGATAAGCTGTAACGCTTGCTGGAGTGCCTGAGTAATTAGCCATAGATTATGGAACGTAATTCTGGACGTTTTGGATATACATGAACGACTCCGGCATACGCAGCTCAAGGCCGAACTCCGTGAACCATTCGTCCTTACGATAGTCCGCGTCGTTAGGCTGACGATTCTTGAGCAACTGCGTGTCGCGCCTGTCCATAGGACGATAACGCAGGTTGTGGACGTCGAGATACAGCGCGTTGTAACGCAGCGTACTATTCCGCGAGAACAACGGATGAGTCTTGTAATAAACCGTGCCAAACGCTGTTTTCGTTGCTACCAATTCCATGCCGAAGGTGTCTCCGGTGGGAGGATGGTAAACCAACGTCGACTGCGACCGCCAGAGTTCGTTCATCACCTTCAAGAACCCGCTGCCGCAAAGGCAGAGTTTCTCGTTAGAGACGTTCGACGTCGTGCGGAACAGACGTTCAAGATAACCATCGTAAGTATCCTCCGACATAGTGCCAGCGGAGTTCACGATGATACGCTTGTTGTCGTCAGTATCAGCAGTAACCGCCGCAGGGCCAGAGGCAACTCCATCACCACCACGATAGATAGAATACTGAGCTTCCCAGTTATTGAGAAACGCAATGATACCATCGAACGTGTAGACTGGAAGTCCTACTCCCGTCGTCGGGTCGGCATTGCCTGTAACCACCGTCTTCGACTTCGCACCAAAGATCACCGATAATTCCATCTCAACCATGTGGTCGATACTGTGCGACTTGGCTTTGTCCTTATAGATACCCGTGTCGTCAAACTTCACAGGAGTCACAAGAGCTGAACCAGTGAAGCTAAACGGTGTACGGAAAATCTGGGAATTATTACCCGGATTGATAGGCAGGTAGTAAACCTCCTTCGAGAGGTCAACCACGCCTTGTGCAAACGCAGAACCAACAACCGACACAGCCAAGCCGACGCTTGAAGTTGCGCCAGAAGCGGCGTTTGTAGGAATACCTGATGCCGTGCCTCCAGCACTATTAGGCCGGAGGGAGATTACTGTGAACGTGATGATAGGGCCACTGTTACCATTACCCGTGGCGCTAGTGGAAACAACCCGACCAATCACATCAAAGGTGTAACCGGTTGAGTATGACACCACTCCTTGAATCCTGATAAGGTGTCCAGGGCGGAACAACGACGCATCAGCCACTGCCACTCCATACGTCACTGGGGCCGTTGCGCTAAACGCCATTGCATCCGATGTGCCGTTGAAGTCTGTGTAATACGCAGTCGAGGTCTTACCAAACGGACCACCAGAGTTCATCGCGACGGTAGTAGTCGTCTGTTCAAGCAGACGCTTTTCCCACCACGAGAACTCTGGGTCGTTTGTTACTTCCTCTTTCATCATCGACAACAAGCCGATGAGGGGTGCAGAGCCATTCGGGTATTGGTAGAACACCTTTCTACGGATGTTCGTCCACCGTTCGGCACTAACACTCTCAGTGCTAACTAAGCCTAAGATTGCCATGTTTGTTTACTTTCTTTTTTGTGTTAATGCCCTCCGCAACAATGCGTGGACTTAGTTTGACTAAAACACTCTAGTCAAAAATTTCGATCCCCGGTGGGCCTTTGGCTGCTGTGCCGCCGCCACTACCACCTTTACCCGCGGTCGCGGCGCCACCGGTCGACAAAGTCGACATCTTACCTTTGCCAGACGTTGCCGCTGCTTTGCCACCTTTACCGTTATTAGCACCGGCCGCCGCTTGACCACCTGTTAATTGTGTTACAACTTTCTGCGTTTCCTCAGCGAACTTTGCCATCACTGCGTCACGATTATCCGCATGGAACCCACTCTGTTGCAACTTCGCCGCAACAGCGTCAACCAGCGCTTCATACTTGTTAAGGTCAGGATACTTAACGAAAAAGTCATTCCTAAACGAAGTAGCCTGTGCTTCGCTGACATACTGTTGCAACGGTGCTATATTATCCGCGTGCAGTTTATCCATGATTTGCTTCGTGCGATACTCAACCATAGTCATCACTTGCTTAAGCATACCGTCACGCATGGCAACAATCGCCGCAACAGCGTCTTCGGGTTTTTCAGCCCGTAGTTGAGCAATCAACTCCGCTGACGGTTTCCAGACATTAAACATCTTTTCCAACTCGTCCTGAGTTGGTGGGGTCTTTGCTTCTGGCTGTGCCTTAGCGGTAGGTTGCGCACCAATACCCGCTTCTCGAAGTATCGAAGCTATGTCATCTTTGGTGAGACTGGTAGGAACATCCGCCGCGTCTGCAACAGCCGCTTCACTACCCTCCCCCGCTTCACCAGGGCCAGACTCACCACTACCACCCGCCGCTTCACCACCGGCTGCACCTGCACCTTCAAATAACTGTTCTCCACTCTCACCAGTACCTTCTACGGTCGCTGTGCCCGTGCCGCCACCGTCAGTAGCGTCAGGACTTAGTAACATCAACGTTCTGTTCAGCATTTTGTTCCTTTATGGTTTCTTCTAGGTCTTTTATTTTACCTAGATGTATGTCTTTCAAACGGACTAACCCCAAGGTTAATCCTACATTTTTGAAATGTTCACTGGCGGGTTCCAGCACTTGGAACACCTCCGCCGTCGCCGTTATTTCCTCCACCGCTAGTTGCTCCAGTAAGTAACGGTAATAAGGATTCTGGTATAGCTCCCGCAGTCCCCGCAGGATTAACTCCGGGTCCTCCGGCAACGGCTTGGCCTGCGCCTGGTTCAATAACATTTGGATTTGGCTCCGGTTGTAGAGCAAAACGCTCTGGGTTTCTTACTCCCCTAAGCTGCAACGACTCCATAAGAAGTTTCTTTGGGTCCATACCAAGATACATCGCCGCTTGTGGGTTTTTAAGAAGTGCTTGTAACAGTTCGTCTATTGCCTCTGCAATGTGATAACGGTCAGAGGGCAACGTCCCGTCAAACACTTCAAAATCATAATGGCCAACAAGGTCTTTTTTCGTCACCTTAATAAACTCAGGAGTGGCTTGTGCTTTAGACTGTAGCACGCGGACATAAGTCTCTTCGTCGAGACCATCACGTAAGTTAGACAACATCTGCCGTCCAATCGGCTCAAGTCCACTTCTGAAAATAACAGCGGCTAAGGTTTTATTACGCGAAGCTGCTCCTGTTGTTGTATTACGGTTCTCCGTCGCTGAACGATGTCCGGGACGCACCTCACCAAGCAAAGAGTCTTGAATACCTGTCACCATTTTCAAGATGTCGTGTAAGTCCTTAACGTCAGCGATGTGCTGGATAGTGACATCTTGCAACTGCAACTGCTTTATATATTTGTCAATATCACCAGTGGCCGCTCCAGTCAAC